ATATTTTCATCACCGGCCCGTATGCGGTGAACCCACTCGCTTTGCTCTTTGCTGATTACCGGGTAGCCGTATTTCTCAATTACCTGCCGGAACGACATCTCCGGCTTTAACCATTCCACCCCCGGCGTCGATTTGACAAAGGCCCGGATTTCGGGAAATTCGAGGCCGGTATCGACGAAAACGGCGGGAACGTCCGGGTATAGGGAGCGTACCATGTGCAGGAGCGCCGTTGAATCCTTGCCCCCGGAGTATGAAACAAACACGGAGCCGCCGAAGTGGTCGTACCAATCCCGGATTCGCCGCTGGCTCATTAGCACCTTGATGTCAAAGGGGAGCGCCTGCTTCTGCTGTAATTCCCACAGTTTTCTCATAGCTGGCCCTCGCCGGGGATATGCCGCTCGGCCAGCGTCACCTTTTCGCCCTTATACATCCCGGCGCCAATCTCGTCGATTTGCGAAAACGGGATGATGGGAACCGTCAGCCCCTTCATGGCTTTTTTATCTATAAAGTATAAATACCGAAGCTGGAAGCCCGGCAGGATCGTCGCGCCCGCCGCCTTGACGTAATCCATGAAATTATACCGGCCCCCGGTCACGTCGAAGAACGTCCGCCCGCCGAGTTCCTTGCGCGGGCTGGTGGGGTTGCTGGCCAGCGTCATTTTATGGGTGCGGGTTCCGTCCGGCAGGACGCAGAGGTTGAGGTTTTCCTTGATCCCGGTCAATATGAAATTGCTGGCGCGGTAGATCGTACCGTCGCCGCAGGAGCAGGCGTCGGCGAAGCTCACCACCCACTTGACCTGCGGGGCGTGTTTTTTTATCAGTTTGAGGCTCATGGAAATGGCCCGGCTCTCGCTGTTGCGCGGGAGTACGCTGTCAAAGGCCATACGGTTGAGTTCGAGAAATTCATTCCAGCCCGTACCCTCCACCAGCCCGATCAATTTTGATTTGTCGAGGCTGGGGCCGTAGGACATCACCCCATGCAGCCGCCCGTCCAAAAATACGCCGAAGTGTAAAATGCTGTTGTTTACCACGGTGCCGCTGTAATGGTGCGCCCGCATGAACGGGGCGGCCACCTTGCCCGGTATGACCTTCATCGTTATATCCATAGCCCGGCCCATGCTCACACCTCCTTTGCCGTATGCCGCTCGGCCTGCGTTATCCTCTCGCCCCGGTACATTCCCGCGCCCAGCTCGTCAATGCGGGAAAATGGAATCTCCGGGACGGTCAAGTCCTTCCGTTTGCTTTTGTCGATAAAGTATATATACCGTAGCTGATAGCCGGGGAGCAGCGTGGCCCCCGCCGCTTTCATGTACGTCTTGAATGAAAACCTGCCGCCTGTCGCGTCGAAAAAAGACCTGCCGCCAAGCTCCGGGCGGGGCAGATCGGGCTGGGAGTGGAGCGTCAGCTTGTGGATCACCGAACCGTCCGGCAATACGCAGAGGGCCTCGTTTTCCTTAATGCCGGTCAGGACAAAATTGCTGGCCCGGTATATGGCTCCGTCGCCGCAGGAGCAGGCGTCGGCAAAGCTAACAATCCACTTGATATGCGGTGCGTGGCGTTTAATCAGCTTTATGCTTTGGGATATGGCCCGGCTTTCGGAGTTGCGGGGCAAGTAGCTGTCAAAAGCCATGCGGTTCAGTTCGAGGTATTCATTCCAGCCGGTTCCCGCCACCAGCCCGACAATGTGCGCTTTGACGAGGCTCGGCCCGTAGGACATAACGCCGTGGAGTCGCCCGTCGAGGAATACGCCGAAGTGGAGGCTGCTGTTGTTCACCACCTTGCCGCTGTAATGGTGCTGCCGGATAAACGGCGTGGCGACGGTGGCGGGGATCGCTTTCAAAGTAATTTCTTTTGCTCGGCCCATTGCCGCACCACCTCATATATGCCGTTGCCGTTTTTGTTCTCGTTGCCGAAGGTTTCAGCAACGTCCTCATTGGCATAGACGTGGGCGATAGCGGTGTGGAGTAGCTCGGCCTGCTTATCGTGAACGGTCAGGCTGATTTGCTGGAAGGGCTTTTTTTCGCCGTCGTTGAGGGTAAATTCCTCGCCGAACGCCTCCTCGGTAATGACCTCGAAACCGAAGGCGCTCATATCGGCGGCAATGTCGGCCAGTTCCAGCGGGAGCAGTTCCACGTCCCACTCGGCGATTTCGCCCACCTTGTTATCCACCAGCCGGAAGGCTTTGATTTGCTCCTCGGTCAGATCGTCGGCGATAACACAGGGGACGGTTTTCAGCCCCAGCGCCTGCGCCGCCTTGTACCGGGTGTGGCCGGTGATGATTTCATGCTCGGCGGATATAACGAGCGGGACGAGAAAGCCGTACTGCTTTATACTCTCGGCCACCGCCGCCACCGCTTTGTCGTTTTTGCGCGGGTTGCGCCCGTAAGGGTGAACGTCCTTCAAAGGAAACTGTTTTATATTCATCTTGGAACCCTCCGTCAAAGTTATGCTTTATTTTCCCCTCCGCGCCGATAGCAGCCGCTCCATCATGTCGTCGTGGGGCGTGGCGCCTTTGAACTCGGTGGCGCAATTTTCGCGCACCGTCTGATATATCTGATACCACAGGTTGTTGGCCTGCTTGCCGAAAGACTGGCTCATGGCGACATAGGGCGAGGGGATCGCGTTACCCGTTGTCGGGTGCTTGGCAAGGAACCCAAACTCGGTGATAGCCTCCTCGCATTGAATCCACCGGGATATTGCCACGGCATACTGCTCAATGACCTGCACCGGGACGAGCTTCGCGCAATCCCGCGCGTCCAGCCAGCGCCATGTGGCCTCGTATATCTCCGCCGCCAGTAGCTCCTTGCCGTTTTTCTGCTGGGCGGAAAGGAACTCGCGGGGCGGCGGCATATCCAGCCCGCGCAAGTCGGCGGTATCGTCAAACTCCATCACCGTCAATTTTCGGCGGCCCGGATTGCCCTCCAGCAGCTTATCCGTCAGCGCCTTTTTCTTTTGCCCGGCGCCGGGACGGGCGCCGCCGTGACCGTTTGCCATCCGGCCTCACCTCCCATCTTGAAAGCGCGGGGCATATACCCCACTTGAAACCGCGATTTTTCACGCGATAGCCCACCCCGTTGCCCGTTTGGACGCGACGGTGAGATTTTTCTCCCCCTACCCCCGGCGACGGTTTATTTCACCCAGCGTAATCCCGGAGTGACACGACGAGCAGAGGGCCATCAGGTTATCCGCCGCGTGGGTGCCGCCGTCCGACAGCGGGACGATATGATGAACCTCCTGCGCCGGGGTGATCCGCCCGGCAGCGCCGCATTGTTCACACAGGGGGTGCGCCGCGATATAGCGGTCACGAATACGCTTCCACGCCCGCCCGTAGCGGCGGCGGGTATCGGGGTCGCGTCTGTATTTTTCATAATCCCGCGCGTCCTGCTCGGCATGGGCCGGGCAAAACCGGGCGTCGGTCAGATTGGGGCAGCCCGGACGGGCGCAGGGTTTCTTGGGTTTGTACGGCATGGGGCCGCCTCCTTTCGGGACAAAGCGAAAGGCGCTCCCAGCCGGGAACGCCCTCGCATAATTCTTGACAATATCAGTATAGCACGGCCAAAAGCAAATAAGCGGACATGAAACGGACATCTTTCATTTTCCGAACAGCAGAACCGAAAGACGCTCCAGCGCCTTTTCCTTGATACGCCGGATTTGTCGGTCACAGTACCCCAGCGCACATTCCACGCGGGCGGCGGCGCCGGATTTCTGATTGTCGGTCATATAGTATTCTTTCAGTATGTGCTTCTCAATGTCGGTCAGCGTACCCCACGCGGATTCAAACCACGCCATGTACTCCACCGCCGAACTGTACCGCTCCCGGAGCAAATCCAGTTTATCTATCTGCGCCGCCAGCTTGTCCTCCCCGGCCTGCGGGTTCCGGGGCGAGGGCAGGCCGGTCAGCTTGGCGCTGCGGGGCGCGGACATTTTTTCGTAAACGTCCTTGATTTCGTCCGGGGTGTTGTTTATGATGGCCCGCATACTTTCATAGTCCCGCATGGCCGCGATTGTGGCGCCGGTTTTGTCAAGATATTTCCAAGCTATCATCAGGTTGTACCTCCAAGGTTTCGAGAATTTTCCGAACATCCTCGACGCTTGTTACCGTGAAGGCTTTGCCCTTTGCCGCTTTGATTTTCTCAATCGTGATTTCTTGTAGCTTTGACAGCTTGCCATCCGGGGTCTTGACCTCGAACCCGATAAACCTGCCGCGCCAGCAGCAGATGATGTCCGGCAAACCGGCTGTGCCATATATCCCGCCGTGTTCCTTCCAGCAGAATAGTTCCCGCACAGTCTTTAGATACCGCATGATCGCGGCGGTGATGTCTTTCTCTTTCATACCGACCTCCGTTTCTTGACGGAATTACGGATTTGACGAGTGCATATATTATCTTTTTTTATATACCGATATTTCACTCTTTCCCCGCTTCATGCGCTGGACTATATATAATGTAACAATAATGCGAAGGAAACGGGAAAAGCGTCAATTCCGTCAAGCCGTCAAATCGCCCCGTCGTCAAGGCGGATTCCTTTCCACACCCGGCGCTTGCCGAGCCGATCCACGCCGCGCTTTACAGCGGGGTGCGCCAGTTCAAAATCCTTGTTAAAGGTTTTCTGCGATACCGGGGACAATCCGGCATTGCGGCAATACTCCCGGTAATGGTTGAACAGTTCGCCGCGCTCGGTTTCGGCGTCCGGCGCGAGGGTGCAGCAATCCTCCACGAAGGACAGGACGCTGTTGCTGTCGATCCGATACCGCTGCACCTCGGAGCGGGTGGCCTCGGTTTCGCTGAACCTGTATTTGTTGGCAATGAGCCGCCGCAGCCCTTCCACGGCGAACAGGAATATACCGTCCGCCTCCGCCGCGAATTTGTCCAAAAGCTCCGCGTCCCGCTGTCCCTCCGGCACGGGCTGGGCGAAGCGGATGATTATGAGCCGCCGATAGAAGCCTTCGGATTTGTCGCCGTAGTTGCGGGGGATCGCATTACAGGAGAACAGCAGCCGGGCATAGGGCTGAAAGGTGAACGGGTCTTTGTTCTTCCGCTCGGCGGTCAGAAAATCCTCGCCCACCAGCGCCTTGAATATGCCGTTGTCGTCAATGTTCTTTGTCGGCAGGTCGGCGAAGATGTTGGCCAGCTTGCCGAAAAGCTCGGCGGTTTTGAACCGCTCGTTGAGGCCCTGCCACGGGATATTGCTCACGTTCTGCTGGCCCAGCAGTATCTCGTTGAGGGTCAGCAGCAGCTTTGACTTTCCCGCGCCGGGTTCGCCCACAATAACAAAGGATTTTTGCGCCTTGTTTACGGGTATGAGGAAATAACCCAGCATTTCCTGCACCAGCGGTATTTCCGCCTCGCCCAGCGATTCGGTGAGGAACTGCATAAAGCGCGGGCAGGAGGAGCCGGGGGCATAGCGGACGTTAAGCTGCACCGTCGATAAATGTTCCGGGTCATGGGGCGCGAAGCTGCCGTCCAGTACGCTATACAGGCCGTTCTTCACATTGACGATATACGGGTTTGAGTTGATTTCCCGCAGCGGCTTCATACAGAGCATACGCCACTGGCCCTCGGCGTCGGTTATATTCGACATGAGGGTATAGCGGGGGTTCATATACGAGCGGGCCATCCGCCGCGCCTCCAAATCCGGGACGGCGGTATACACGCCGTCTTTATAGACGTAATATTGCTCTGCGCTGTAAAACGCCTTGACCTCTTTCGCCATATACTCCGCCAGCACAGCGGGCAGGAACTTGAACCCCCGCTCGGACGGCTCGTACCAATCGGGAAGATCCGCGCCCTCGGTTTCGCGCTTGGTGTCCCGGCTGTCCCGGTATGCCTTGAACAGTTCCCGGTACAATGCCAGCAGCGGGCGCAGCGCCCCGGCCTTGAAGCCGAAACGCTCCCGGAGGTCGTTTTCGATAAACGCCGAAGCCATCACCGCGTCCACGTTATACAGATAGCCGGTCACGAAATCCCGCGCCGTCTGCATATCCTCCAGCGGGGAGCCTTTGACCTCCGCCGCCGTGAGCAGTTCCCGCAGGGTGTCCGCGTCCAGCGGCTTGTAGCATAAGGCGGCGGGGGATTTGCAGGCGCAGGCCCCGCCACCGGAGCTTCCGGCGTCCTCTATGCGCGGGCATTGGAAGCCGCTCTCCGCAATCTTGGCGCAGGTCATGGGCTTGGTGCCGCTGTTTTGAAAATGGGCGATCTTGTCCTCGGTTTCGGCCCGGCTGTACTTGGGATATGCCCGCGACAGCGCGTGAATGGCCTTGTCCCCGTCCTCGAATACGGCGAGGTTTGTTATCATGGCATACCACAGGTTCTCCGGGAGCGTCTTGGCATTGTCCCGGCAAT